AGATGTTGGTAATTGATAAAGCACAGTCAAAGAATTGGTATTTAACGCTGACCGAAAAAGTCACGATTGCCAATCCATATTTTCTGTTTGCCTTCACACATCGTTTGAGCAATGAACTCACAACGGTGATCTTGTCGGACATTTCAATTCACCCTGAGAGATACAACCAATTTGCAGTTGTTGAGGGTAGCACTTTCACTCTTGATGCTGGAGAATTTGAATATCAAGTTTACGCACAAACATCATCAACCAATTTGTCTCCAGCATTGGCAAATGAATTGGTAGAAAGTGGAATCTTGAAAGTTGAATTTGATGTTACTCGCAATTACTACGAGGTGACTTTGAATGAGAAGATTTACGAGATTGAACAACCCACACAAATCATATATCTGCTTTTGGAAAATGGCGATTTCTGCCTTCTTGAAAGCGGTGATAAAATACTACTATAATGGCAGATCAAAAGATATCCCAATTAACCACTATCGTCACGGTAGACAACGCCTCCGATTTGTTTCCTATTGTTGATACATCGGCAGCGGAGACAAAGAAAATCACACCATCAGCGTTGAAAACTGCATTGGCGTTGAATAATGTTGACAACACAAGTGATGCAAACAAGCCCGTTTCAAGTGCAACTCAATCCGCACTAAACGCCAAACAAGATACACTTGTAAGCGGAACGAATATCAAGACCGTAAACGGCACATCAGTACTTGGAAGCGGAAACATTTCTATCAGTTCGGCAGTTGCTTGGGGTGGTGTTACTGGCACTTTGTCAAACCAAACCGATTTGCAAACTGCACTTGATGGGAAGGTTGATGAAAATTCTCCCATTACTGGAGCAACCAAAACGAAGATCACATACGATGCCAAAGGTTTGGTAACTGCTGGAGCAGATGCAACCACAGCAGACATCGCAGATAGCACAGACAAACGTTATGTAACCGATGCACAATTGGTAGTTGTTGGAAACACAAGCGGAACGAATACGGGTGACAATGCGACCAATTCGCAGTATTCGGGTTTAGCAGCGAGTAAGCAAGATACTTTGGTATCAGGTACAAACATTAAAACCATCAACAGCACTTCGCTTTTGGGTAGTGGTAATGTCTCAGTTGAACCAACAATAACCGCCACAACTTCAGCGGATTACTACAGAGGGGACAAAACATTTGCAACCCTTAACAAGGCTGCGGTAGGTTTGGGCAATGTTGACAATACTTCAGATGCAAACAAACCCGTTTCAACTGCAACACAAACGGCACTTGATGCAAAGACAAACAAGTTGGTAGTTGCCAACAGACAGACCGCTTCATATACTTTGGTTTTGAGTGATGCCGACAAATTGGTTGAGATGAATGTGGGAAGTGCAAACAATCTTACAGTTCCTTTAAATAGTTCAGTAGCGTTCAGCACAGGCACACAGATTCTTTTGGCGCAATATGGGGCAGGACAAACAACGGTTGTGGCAACAAGTGGCGTAACAATCCGAAGCAATGGGGCAAAGTTGAAATTGAACGCCCAGTATTCGGGTGCAACTTTGGTGAAGATTGCGGAAAATGAGTGGTATTTATTTGGAGATATAGCGTCATAATATGATACTTTCAACACACGGGGTTATTGCTTCACAAATTCCATCCTTTGTTGGATTATTGGATACTTATCCAAATGCAGCGGTGGCTTATTCGGTTCGTAAATTAAGAGCAGCGTACACGGGTAGTGCTATTAGAGTACGAAGAAGTTCGGATAACACCGAACAAAATATAGGATTTGATTCCAATGGAAATTTAGACGAAAGTGCATTAACAACTTTTGTTGGGGCAAACAATGGCTTTGTTGTTACTTGGTTTGACCAAAGCACAAACGGTAATAATGCCACAATGTCAACGGCTGCAAATCAACCGCAAATAGTAAGTAGTGGCACAGTATTAAAATTAACAGGTATTGGAAGCGCAAGACCTATTTTAAGATTTGACGGCACTAATGACCATTTAAGATTTACAAATCTTAGCGGTACTGGACCATTTACAAGTTTCCATCCTACCAAAAAATTTGATTCATTAAGTATAGGCGCATGGTTTACGACAGGAGATTCTGCAAAAACTCCATATTCACCAGTAATTTACGGAGCATCTGGAACTTATATTGGAAGTAATACTAAATCTGATTCTATTACTTTTAATAGTGTAAATTATTTATTATTAGGTGGTATAGCCTATGGTAATTCAACAACTGGAAAGATATATGTTAATAATACTTTGCAAAGTGGTTATGCTAATAATGCTGATTTAGGCACTGGTAATTTTAATTCAATAAATGCAAGGGTTATTAACAATGAGTATTCAAAGTGCGATGTTCCAGAGATGATTTTATATTTATCTGACCAACAAACAAATGTAAGTAATATAAACGCAAATATAAATACTTATTATGCAATCTATTAAGGGCTACCAATACAACACCGAAACCGAAGCAATCGCAGCCCGTGAGTTGTGTGATACTTACTACGGCATCCCCATTGCACCTGATGACATAACGCAGAATTGGGTTAATTATCAGTTTGCAGAATTAAACCAACCACAATTTTGGTATATTACATTTGATGAATCACTTTCCGCCATACTTGGAACACCGATTGAGTTTGAAGTTGTAACACCACCATTCCCCCCAAATGAAAAACCTTAATGATACCACCGCAGCCATTGCCACCGCAATCACGGGTTCATCAGCGGTCATCACTTTTGCTCAAATTTATCAACCCCTTGTTACTTTTGGCGTGGGGGTTCTTGGTATTATTTCGGGCGTTTTGGCTGTTATCTATTGGAGTAAAAAAATTAATCGCATCAAATGACCGTAAAAAAACCATCCGCAAATCCGCTACCAATTTCGTTTGATCAATTCCGAAAGAATCCCGTTGCTGGGGTTGCTTTCCTCGCTTTGGTAGGTGTGAGTTATTTATACTATGATGTCAAGTCATCGTATACCGAGCAACTTGAGAACTCCAACAAGAAAATTGAGGCGTTGGATTTGAAGATTGACCGTCTTGGATATGCTCTCAAGAAATCCGATTCCGCATTGGCTGCTGCCATCACAGAACTTCGCATCATCAACACCGTCAAAAAATTATGAGGTACTTTGTCATTTTCTTTTGTGTATTCATCGCAGCCATTGAGATTGCCTTCCCAGTTGGTGCAGTTACAACACCCCCGATTGACGAGGTGGAAGCAATGTTGAAAAAGGTTGAATCAAATCTTCGTCAGGCATCGGCAGTTGTCTCCGTAGCAAAAGCCAAAGGAGAACAAATGGTTGAAGGCAAGGTGCAAGAGAAAGCCGAATTGAAAGAAGCCGTGGTGAATGCTGAAAAGAAAGCGGAAGCCGTGGTTCAACAGATGCAAGTTGTTCAAGACCAAATGGAGGTGTATGCCGTGAAGATGGTAGGTGCTGGATTAGATACCACAACCACACCGATTGAGTTCAAAGGAGTGATCTATGATGCTTATTTGAACTATCTCTCCGAAGGTGGAAAGGAAGAGTTTGACTATTTTAGAATGTACTTATGGCAACAAAAGTAAACATCACATCATTTCGGGCTAAACCCAAAAACAAACTTGGAAGACACACCAAGCACAAGAACAAGCATAAGAGTTCCAAACCATATAAAGGACAAGGCAAATGATAGACAAAATTAAAGTAGCGATGAAGGCGAAAGGATATGCCTTTTTTGAAAATGGTGATTACAACATCAATATCATCGGTATTCGCAATTCGGATACTGGAAGCAAGGTGACAAATGTCTTTGATGACTTGTTAACCGTGAGTTACAAAATTGGTGATGTGTGGCATTTTAAGAAATGGGCTGCGACAACTGATCCAGGAACAAAGGGAGTGAAGGAATTTCACAATGCTCAAGGCGTTGCTCGTTTAGTTCCGGGACAATATCGTGGAAGTCACGCCATCGGTTTGCATCAAGGCAAGTACGAAGCCTTAAAACAAGCCAAACCAGTGAAAGTTTATCGTGATGCCAACAAGGATATGACCTACGACACCAAGTTAATCACAGAAGGTATCTACGGGATCAACATCCACAAGGCTGGGGCTGATTCAACCTATGTTGAGAATTGGAGTGAGGGTTGTCAGGTGTTCAAAAAGTCAGCAGATTTTGATGAGTTTATGGCTTTAGTCAAAAAGGCTGCCACATTGCACGGGAATTCATTCACTTACACACTATTAGAAAGCAAAGATTTATGAAAAAACTTTTAGAAATTTTCACGGGTGACAAAGGAGAAATGTCCTCAAAAAGATTCGTTGGCATCATTGGTGCTTTTGTACTTTTTGGTACTATGGCTCACAATAGTTTGTCTCCTGCTGATATCGTACCTTCTCCAGAGTTGGTGAGTGCGGTTGAATTCATCGTGATTGCTTGTCTTGGATTCACATCTATTGACAAGTTCTCAAACAAAAAAGATTGATTGCTATTTGATAGAGATGATATTCCAAAGATTAAACTTTCACGATAACAAACTGCCTGTTTTCAAAGAGAACAAAGCAAAGGGATTCGTGACATTTGGTGCTGACAATCTCTATCCTGACTTTCTCATTGAGTTATTCAATAAATCACCCAAGCACAATGCCATCGTTTCTGCAAAAGCATCATATGTTGCCGGAATAGGTACGGAGGTATTTGGTTCAAGCACGGAGGAGATTGCAAAAGCCCAAGCCAAACTCAAAAATATAAACGCCTACGAAACCTACGAAGAACTCAAAGCAAAAGTTGCTTATGATGCGGAGTTGTTCAATGGGTTTGCAGTTGAAGTGATTTGGAACAAGGCAAAGACCGCACCTTCGGAATTCTATCACATACCTTTCAAGAATGTCCGCAAAGGTCTTGAGGGTGATTTCGTGTATTGTGCTGACTGGACAGATAACAAAGCGGAGAAAATTCATTATCAACCCTACAACCCAATCACAAGGGAATCAAAGCAAATATATTATTGTCAATTTTACCGACCAGGTCAAGGTGAATATCCTTTGCCTGATTATGTAGGTGCGTTGAAATACATTGAGGTTGACACCGAGATATCCAACTATTATTTAAATAGCATTAAGAACGGATTCACGGCACAAACTCACATCCAGTTATTCAAAGGAATTCCCACACCTGAAGAAGCTCGTGCAACTGCAAGGAGATTCAAAGAAAACTATCAAGGCACGGACAATGCCGGTGGGTTAATAATCCAATACAACGATCCAACAGAGAAGGAATCAGTCATCAACAACCTTCAACCTTCGGATTTTGACAAGCAATTTGACTTGTTGAATAAGACCGTACAACAAGAGATATTTGTTGCACACAAAGTGAACTCACCAATGTTGTTTGGAGTTCGTGTAGAGGGACAATTAGGTGGTCGTAGCGAGTTGATTGAAGCCTATGAGATGTTTCATCACGCCTACATTGAACCCCGTCAACAAAAGATTGATGATACATTTGCGTACTTGCTTGAACCTATCGCATCAGTTCGTTTGGAAACCATCAACAAACCACCGATTGGTCTTGACTATCAGGCTTTGTTTACTGCTGGAGTTATCACCAACGAAGAAGCAAGAAAGGAACTTGGATTGCCATTGATCACCGATGTGAAGCAATCATCTTTGAACGATGCCATCAATGCTTTGAGTCCGTTGGTTGCAAACAATGTGTTGTCCAATATGACCATCAACGAGAAACGCCAATTGGCAAATCTTCCACCGATTGCCGGAGGTGATTCATTGCCATCCGCTGCACCAGTTGCCCTATCAAAACAAAATCCTTTTGGGTGGGACGATGAAAGAGACATCAAGGTATTTCAACAATACGGAGAGAGTGCAGACAACTTTGAAGCCTACAAGTTTGAGTTCGTTGATGCCGTTGAAACTGCCATCTTGAATGTGTTAAAAGAGAATAAAGGTTTGCAAGTTGGAGACATTGTGAACATCACCAAACTGGATGCAAAGGTTGTCGCTGATGCCATTGCTAAACTTGCCAAAGCAGAGTTAATCAAATCATATGAGGATGGTCTTGAAACAACACCGAAAGGAGTTGAAGAGGTAAAGAGATTGCAAACAGAGATTGTGGTTCGTTATGGTTATGCTTTAGCTCCTGGAATCAAAGGTGGTTTGCTTATTCCCGGTTCAAGAGATTTTTGCAGACAAATTGTAGCAAGTAATCGTGTGTATAGTCGTGAGGACATTAACGCAATGTCTGCACAACTTGGTTACGATGTATGGAAACGCAGAGGGGAATGGTACACAAACAAAGAAACTGGAATCACCACGCCACAATGCAGACATATCTGGCAACAACAACTTTTAAGGAGGATCAAACGATGACCAATTTTGTATATTTCATTTCAACCACTTACTTGAAGGATAACACCCCTTTGAATGAGAATGTTGATGACAAGTTGCTGAAGTCAGCAATCAAAGAAGCTCAAGAAATCTACATCCGTGATGTGATTGGTTCAGGTATCTATAATGAGTTGCAAGTACAAGCATTCGCTGGAACATTAACCCAGTTGAATACTACCCTTTTGGATTC